AAACTAGAAACAAACAACAATAACTATGGCATTTCTACTTAACGGTAAACCGTTGGCTATTGACCGGTCCTTCCGCGACGCTGACGGTAACACCTACCCCTCAAACTTCCTTCGCATTGCTACGGAGGAACAAAAGGCTGCTATTGGGATTACTTGGGAACCTGATCCTGAGCCAGTAGACACCCGCTTCTATTGGGACCATAACCTTCCCAAACGACTTGAAGACGAACCTGCTGTCGATGAAAACGGTGACCCCGTTCTTGACAGTAATGGTGTTCAAATTATCAATCGTGGTCTCAAAACTGAATGGATTAAGCAACAAAAGGAGATCGCTGCTTCGTTGTTTGCTCCTACTGACTGGTACATCATCAGAAAGGTTGATACTGGTATTGACGTTCCCAATGCAATCAAGCTGTACCGCGATGAAATCCGCTTGGCTAGCGATGGTCGGGAAGATCAAATCAGTCAAGTTACAACGGTTGAGGAACTGATTACTCTTGTTAACGGCAACTTAGTACCTTGGCCTGAGAACCCCAATGGCATCATCTAGAAAAACTCTTAGCGGCAAACCCGTAAAGTTGCCTCCTAAACCTAAACAAACCAAACAAGGTACTAGTAAAAACAGTAAGCCTAAAAAGAATCAGAAAGCTTATCGCGGTCAGGGGAAGTAAAAGCTGGGTGGGAAATTTCGATATACCACCCCTCCTCTCCAAAAACGCCATTTTCCTTAAATTCTGCTTGCGGCTGGGGGTCTAACTCTTCAGCCGCTTCGTGGTATTTGCGTATTTCTTGATTTAAATTTGCGGTGGTTTTTGCATCTCTCCACTCTGTAATTATCCAATTAAAGAGATATTCAATAAGCTGGTAAAAGAACAATTTCAAACCAGTCATGCCGTTTAGCTCCGAAAAGCAAATGCGTTATATGTACGCTAAGCATCCTGAGATCGCTAAGCGCTGGTCTAAGGAAGCGAAGTCTGCGGGCAAGCCTCAGGTGCAAAAAGGAGGCAAAATGAATAAAGGCTATAAAACCAAGTAAGTCCCATGCCAATCAAACGCGGTGGTCAGACTCGTAGTAACGCGGGTCGCTACGCTCCTGAAGGTCAAGGAGCCACTCAACGAGGTCGCAACATTCCTACCCCTAGCGGCAAGGAGCGTCCTATGCAGACGGCTCGTCTTCCTCGGGCCAATATGCCTGGCACTGTGACTCCCTCAGGAGCTGCTAGAAGCCCTCAGAAATCCGGTCTGAGCATCCTTAGCGATGTGATGAACGTCATAGGTGCTGTACGTCGCTTTGGTCCTGCAGCGGCTGCTTATGAGGCCTCTAAGCCCCGTCCTACGGCTGCTGGAACCCTGACTGAAGCCCGTGAGCGTGGCGATTACAAACCCTCTCAAAATATGCCTAACCCTCAAGAAGGCATGACTCGTGCTCAGTCGTTTGATAAAGCATTTGCTGAGGCTCGTAGCGCTGGCAAAAAGCAATTCGACTGGCGTGGTCGGACTTACACCACAAAGATGAAGTGAGTTAGTTATGGCTAAAGGACCGTGCTGGAAAGGCTACGAAATGGTTGGTACTAAGAAGAAAGGTGCCAAAACTGTCCCTAATTGTGTCCCTAAAGGTAAATAACAATGCCTTCATTTGAGATCCCTAAACAGCCCAAAAAGCCAACAGGTGCTGGCCCTACGTTGCCTCAAACTGGCGAAACAAAGCGTCTTCCTCAAGGCCATCCATACCGTCAAGGTTCAATTGACGTGAAGTTGGCTTACAAAATGAAGAAAGGATTCGGCGGTACAGCGTAGTGGATCCCTCTTTTGTCCTTTCTTTAATTCTTGGCGCTGCTTCTATTGGAGGTGGCGTTTTTGCTTGGTCTACCAGAAAGCTTGGTGAGTTGGATCGTCGCATCGATCAAGTAGAGATGACGGTTCATAAAGAGTTTGTTAGAAAGGATGAGTTAATGCCGATGATGGACCGGATCGACAAACAGATCCAACACATCGACGAAAAACTCGACAGGATCTTGATCAATGGAAGAAATTTCTCTTCGTGATGTAGCCAAGTATTACAACAACCAAGATCACCAAAACTTTGCTCTTGATTTCTTGCAGGATCACATTCCTGAAGGGATCTTGGCAAAGTTTTCTGATTTGTGGCGGTCAGGTCCTAAGAACACCCTGCCTAACACCAAGCACGGGGTTCTGCTAAAGGTTCCGTATGAATATCAACTAGATAACAAAAGCGGTACTGGCTGGAGAGAATGTTTCAGTTCTAGCTGTGCGATGGTTGCTCGGTATTACAAAAAGGTCAAAAGCGATGACGAATACAACCTTGTCAGGAAGCGCTATGGAGACTCAACTAACGCTCAAGCTCAGCTAGATGCCCTTGACTACTTTGGACTACGCGCTAAATTCGTCCAGAACGGCACCCCAGAGCTCCTCAGACGCGAGTTAGACGCAGGTAGGCCTGTTGTAGTCGGTTGGCTACACAAAGGCCCTGTGGGGGCTCCTAGCGGTGGCGGACACTACTCTGTTGTTATTGGGTATCAAGACGGTGTTTGGATACATCACGACCCTAATGGTGAAGCCGATATGGTCCGTGGAGGCTATACCAATCACAGCAAAGGTAAAGAGGTGGTTTATACGCAAAAGAATTGGAACAAAAGGTGGGAAGTAGAAGGTCCAGGAACTGGGTGGGCTATTTTGATTGAGAACCCGTCCTAATTACTATGGACTTCTCAGATCCCGCTGTCCAAGCAGCCCTGTGGTCACTGTTGTTTGTTCTGTCTGAACTTATCGGTGTATCCAAATTGAACGAAAACAGCCTCGTACAATTGGGGTTGAAGGCATTCCGTGTTTTGTATGGCAGCTTCTCCAAAAAAGTCTCTAAATAAGACTGAAGGTCTCGCCTCAGAAGATGATCTGTATTCTCTTCACCGTTTGGTGGCGACGAAGCTGATTGATCAACTGAATCGTGATGACGTAAAAGCTTCTGACTTGGCTAACGCTATTAAATTCCTGAAAGACCAGGGTATTACTGCTCTTAACGGTGGTGACGTTAGTGCTATCTCTGAAATGATTTCTGCTCTGCCAGAAGTCGATATCAAGAAAGTTAGAAGCTATATTGGTGCATAGGGATACAACCCTATATGTACCAAGCAAGAACCCCGGTATGGTGATTCGTTCGCCAGCTGGGGTTTTTGTGTATCTAACGCCAGATGCTGCTATGGCTAATCTTCAAGCGTTACAACGGCGAGAAGCAGTCAAGCAATGGAGACAATCAATTAAAGAAGCTTTTGGGTGTCAATGTGCCTATTGCGGTACCAAAAGCGACAAGCTGACTCTTGATCACATCCACCCCAAAACCAAAGGTGGTGAAGATCTAGCTACCAATATTGTTCCGGCTTGCAAGCAGTGTAACCACGAAAAAGGAAGCAATAACTGGAAAATATGGTTTAAAAGTCGCCCTGACTATTGTGAGGAGCGTGAGTTTGTCATCGAACAATGGATGAATTGCCTCCTATGCCCAATCTCAATCTCTCCTTAGAGCAGTCTCTACGGGCAGAACGGATACGGCGAGAACTCCCTAACGCCTCTCGAGACGACCTCGAAAAGATGACGTATGAGTTCGTCAAGATGAATATGATCCTGCAGAATAACTTGAGTCAAGTATTCAAATGGGCTCGAGATGCCAAGGACCAGTAAGCAAACAGAGCAGTTAATCCAAGAAGCTGTAGCCAGTTTTCCTGTTTTTGCTACTCACCTTTGGCACTACCTACGCCTTCCAAGCCCAACTCCAGTTCAATACCAGCTTGCGGACTACCTGCAGAACGGTCCTGACAGGCGGATCATCATGGCGTACAGGGGCTGCGGTAAGTCGTTCCTGACGGCTGGTTACGTCCTGTGGAGGCTACGAAGAAACCCAGACACTAAGGTGCTGGTGATCTCTGCAGCTCAAGACCGTGCAGATGCGTTCAGTGTGTTTTGCCATGACCTGCTTCGAAACTGGTTTATGGTCAAAGATCTGTTTCCAAGCGACACCCAACGGTTTTCCAAGGTTGCGTTTGATGTTTACGGAGCAAAACCAGATCAATCACCTAGCGTCCGATCAAGCGGAATCTTTGGTCAAATCACTGGAAGCCGTGCTGATCTCATCGTTGCTGATGACGTTGAAACACCCCAGTCCTGCGAGACCCAGCTGATTCGAGACAAGCTCCGGGAATCCATCAAAGAATTTGACTCGGTGATCAAGCCTGGTGGTGAGATCGTGTTCCTTGGAACCCCTCACACCCAAGACAGCATTTACGCAAAGCTCGAACTAGCTGGTTACTCGTGCCGTATCTGGCCTGCTTTGTACCCCACGTCTAAGAAACGAAGCGCGTACTACGGCGATCGTCTAGCTCCCAAACTCCAAGCAGACCTTGATGAGGACAAAAGCCTTGCT